GATGAAGGATGAAATCCATCCCGGCCACCTCGTCAAAGTTCTTCAGGCTGCTGGCTACGACATGCAGAAGGCTATGGACGTTTTTGGCAACGCCGATGGCGACGTTCATCATCCTGATGGCGAGCCGCCCGCATCACTTCACGATTCCAGTGCTCCTCTCCAGAAGGAACACATGGCCGCGATTCCAGAAGAAGTGCTCTCTGACATGAAGGACGTTCTCAAGTCCAAAATGAACAAGGGCATGGATGAGGAAGATGATGGCGACGAGATGGAGAAAGCCATCAAGGCGCACATGGACGATGCTTTCAGTGAGGCTGGTAAGGCCTACAAAGCTCACCTCGAAAAACTTGGATACCGCAAGTATCCCGACGCAGAAGTCCGCATGAAGTCTGTCGCCAAAGACATCAAGCAGGTTGACGTGTCTGAAGAAAACCACGAGCACGGGGAGGCTCAGTCAATGGACAAGAACGTTTTGAAATCACTCGATCTGAGTAAGGTCGATCCCAAGGTGAAGACTGCTCTCGAAGCCGTGTTCAAAGCCAACGAAGTTGCGGTCGCCAAGGCTGCCAAACTCGAAGGCGAACTCAAAGCTGAGCGTGATGCTCGCCGCGACAAGGAATTTGTCGAGAAGGCTGCGAAACTGAACGTCGGCGGCAAGACCGAAGACATTGCCAAGATTCTCAAAACCCTCGCTGACTCCAGCCCTGAACAAGCTGCTGCTCTCGAAGCCATCCTCAAGGGTGCTGGCGAGCAGATCAAGAAGGGTGAACTCTTCAAGGAAGCTGGCAGCGGAGCTGGCGGCACTCTCCCTGGTCACGACGCTTGGGGCAAGATCGAAGCCCTGGCTGCTGGTCTGGTCGAGAAGTCTGCTGAGAAGATTTCCAAAGCCGATGCGATCGATGCTGTTCTGAAGACCGCTGAAGGCAAGCGCCTGTACGATGAGTACATGAGTGCCAAACCGGGAATGAAAGTTTAAGGGGGCCAAATGAGCTACGAGATTCCAGATTTTTACGTCGGCATTTTTCCCGCCGACGTTGACATGAGTGGTGATGTTCAAGACGGAACTCCGACTGACTCCGTGTTCCAATACTCGGCAGTTGTTGTCCGTGCGGCCCTGAACACTTCCGGCTACGGAGTGGGTGGCGCTGCGGTGGCTCCGGCCCCGTCGGCAGGTGTTCCGATCCTGGGACTCTTGCAGATGAACCCGCAGCTCGGTGAGGCTGCTCAGGTGATGAGCGAAGGCGTCAGCAAAGCCCAGTGCAATGCGAACGTCTCGATCGGTCAGCTCCTGATGGCAGGAACCCCGTTGGCATCCGGTGCAGTGCCCCTCGTCCCGGCGACGAGTGGAAACTACGCTGTGGCACAGGCCCTTGAAACGGGCTCGGCTGGGGCGATCATCGCGGTCTATATCCGTAACTTCGGCAAGCAATAAGGAGCTAGACAATGCCGCAACCAACAAGGTCAGATGTTCACGTCAATCGGCCGCTGACAAACATCAGCATCGCCTATATCCAAAAGGCGCAAGATTTCATTGCCGACAAGGTCTTCCCGATCGTCCCGGTCCTCAAGCAGTCTGACCGGTACTTCCGCTACACCAAGGATTACTGGTTCCGCACTGCCGCTGCGAAGCGTGCACCGGCATCGGAATCCGCTGGTAGCGGCTTCGTGGTGGACAACACCCCGTCGTACTTCGCAGATGTCTGGGCGATGCACCAGGACATCGACGACCAAACCCGCGCGAACGCGGACCAGCCGCTGGACCTCGACAGGGACGCAACCCTGTTCGTGACCCAGAACTTGCTCCTCCGTCGCGAAATCCAGTTCGTCAACCAGTACATGGCTGCGAACGTTTGGACGGGCGGCCCGGGCGCAGTTGACTACAACGTCGGCGCGACCCCTGCGAACCAGTGGGACCAATCGTCTTCAAACCCGATGGCTCAGATCGACTACTTGAAGCAGTTCATCAAGAGTCAGACGGGTTTCTTGCCGAACACCCTGGTCCTCACGCCGGATGTCTTCTTCGCTCTGCGAAACAACGCAAGTGTGCTTGATCGTATCAAGTATACCCAGCGCGGTATCGTGTCGGAAGACTTGCTGGCAGCACTCTTTGGCGTCGAGAAACTTCTCGTCGCTTCAGCCGTCCAGAACACGGCTCAAGAGGGCAAGACCGGAGCATTCAGCTTCCTCGTCTCGAACGTTGCTCTGCTCGTGTACGCCAACCCGGCTCCGAGCATCCTGCAACCCTCGGGCGGCTACATCTTCTCCTGGCAGGGACTCTTTGGCGCGGGCGCTCAAGGCAACCGCATCATGAGCTTCCGCATGGAGCACCTGAAGGCCGACCGGATCGAAGGCGAGATGGCATTCGACATGCACCTCGTGGGCTCCGATCTCGGCGTCTACCTGTACAACATCCTCGCTACTCCGTAAGGAGCAGCCTGATGTTTGTTGCCTGCGTAGTGCTCAAGGTTGAGGGACGCCAAGTAAAACCCGGCGAACCTGTGCCCGAGGCCTACAGATGGCAGGAATCCGTGCGCCGTGCTCATATCAATTTAGGTTGGATCAAGGAAGACGGGGAACTGTCCGCCACAACCACAGCGAACCCGTTTGCAGGGGCGGCGGCCACGGATGGCACCGCCTCTGTCAAACCAAAGGCGGCAAAGCGATCGAAGAAAATCGCCAGCTAAGGGGGGATCATGTCGTGGACTTACTCTGAGAACCCTGAATCCTCCCCGAAAGACTACGTCCGATTTCTTATCGGCGACACCGACCAATCCGAACCCCTCCTAAGTGATCAGGAGATCGGCCTCTACCTCCGCACCTACAATAACGGCGCTCTGATGGCGGCCATGCGCTGCTGCGAAGCCATTGCCGCGAAATTCTCTCGCCGCGTGAACGAATCCGTCGGGCAAGTAAAGATGGACTTCTCCCAGGCAGCCAAGGCCTACAGGGATATGGCACTCGACCTTCGCCGCCGAATGGCGATCGATACCGTGTCGCCTTATGCGGGTGGCATCTCGAAATCCGACAAGTACACTCAGGACCTCAACGCGGATCGGGTCAAGCCTGACTTCACCAAGCAGATGATGGACAACAATCAGATTTCACCGTTCACCTCGATTGGTCAGAACACCGATCCCCTCCAGGATGCGGAGATACCGTGATCCGGGCCACCGTTCACTTCGAAACGAAGAACACGGCGGTCATGGACAGACTCTTGAAGGAACTACCGAAACTCAAGAGGGCCTACATCACCGTCGGGATTCACAGTGACGCCGGGAAGTACGATGACGACACGGAGATCGTGGACGTTGCCATTTGGCAGGAGTTCGGCACCTCGACTGTTCCGCAGCGTTCCTTCATCCGCTCGGCGCTGAACGAAAACACCGACAAGATCAATCAATGGCGCGAAGAGGCGCTGGTTGAAATCGTTGAGAAGGGTCTGACCACCCGTCAGGCACTCGAGAAACTCGGGACCAAGATCAAAATTCTCATCCAGAACAAGATCAAGTCGAACATTCCGCCCGAGTATGGAACCGGACGGAAGCCAAACGACTCTGGCACCATTCAGCAGCTCCAGGAGCAGAAGAGGCGTCATGGGTTCCCCGTCAGAACTCTCATTGCTACGGGCGCGATGCTCGATTCAGTCGATTTCAAGGTGTACGAATGACCTGGAAACTTCAAAGCAGCTCGCGGATCATGCGCTTTGACGAGACTCTGTTCAAACTCGTCTTCTCGGAGGTCGTTTACCTCGACGGGAAGCCAGTCAAGACTCTACTCTCCAAAACACCGTTCAAGTCGAACGTCCAGCCCCTCAACGGACGCGAACTCCTCTTGGTGCCCGAGCACCAGCGGTTCATCGAGCAGTATTGGTGCTTCATGCCCTCCCCTCGAACGACTTACGACGGCAGCGAACAAGACGCGCCCAAGGACTATGCCCCGAAGGTCGGCGACGTGGTCCACCGGAACAATGTTCACTACCAGGTGCAGGATATTGAGAACTGGGGAAGCTACCAGAAGGTCCGCATCATGCGCGTTGACGTGGGAGACTACCAGACGCCATGAAACAGGGACTCGCGATTGACTACAACCTGATCCGAAAAACAATAGCTGACCAAATCCAGTCAGTTACAGGGCTCATCTCGATCCTTGAGGAGGCTGAGGGACCCTACGACAAGCGCCCAAAGCTCCCGTACTTCTCGTTCAAGATCACGACGCCTGGCGCGAAGTCAGGGGACGACAGTAAAGAGCAGACCCTCGACGACATGGGCAATCCGACCTCAATTTGGAATTCGGGTGGATGCCGGAAAATGGTCATTGATTTCAACGCCTACGCCACGACCCACGAGGAAGCCTTCAATTATATGGCCACCTGGCAGACAGCCCTTGACTTAGCCGATATTCAGCAGAACCTCAGGGCTGTAGGAATAGCGGTTTGGATCATCGGGACTGTTGCAGATTTGTCCAAGTTGCTGAATACTGGCTATGAAGGACGAGCACACTTGGAATGCAGTTTTGGCGTCGCCATGAACTTGCAATCCGATCTTGGGTACATGGATACCGTCACCGTGGATGGCACCATCACCACTGACCAGGGTCAAGAAGTTGAAACGTCTGAAACGGTCACAGTGCCGTGAAGGGGAGATAAGGAATGTCGTCACTCGACCAAATTGTTGAAGTAAATATTTCGCAGCAAACTCAAGCGGTTCCCCAGGCGAGTTTTTCGATCCCCCTCATCGTCGGACCCACCATGCCGACCTCGGGCACGATCAACGCCTACACCTCTCCGCAGGGAATGCTTGCGAATGGTTACACGACCTCTTCGCCTGAATACGTTTACGCTCTCGAACTTTTCGAGCAACCCTTGACTCCGACCATCTTCTACGTCGGCTACCGTGCTCCCGCAGTCGAGCAGGTGGACACGATCACGGTTGTCACCGCGACCAGCGGACATCTTTACGAGGGCATGATCGAGGGTGAAACCTGGAGCTACACGGCTTCCGGTGGCGACACTCAATCAACCATCGCTACTGCGATCGCCTCTGCGATCAACGCGCTCGCGAATCCGACCTGGAACGCTGTTGCGGTCGGCGCTGCGGTCACGATCACCTCGACCGTGCCGGGACTCGCGTTCACCGACACTCAGATCACCCCGGATGCGAAGTACACCATCGCGAGCGTGACTCCGAACTACGGCATCCAGGACGACATCAACGGATACCTTGCTCAGAGCAATGGAAACGCATGGTACGGAATGTGCGCGTGCGACTTCACTGACTCTGATATTGAGCAGTGCGCTGCTCTGATCGAATCGCTGAAGAAAATCTTCATCGCTGTCTCTTCGACCTCTGCGATCGCGACCAACTCCGTGACCGATGTCGGCTCGATCCTGAAAGGAAAGTCCTACAAACGCACGGCTCTCATCTACACGCCTGAAGCGGTGGAAGGTAAAGATGCCGCGTGGCTTGGCGGTCAGCTCCCTCAGGTGCCAGGCTCGAACAACTGGGCATTCAAAACCCTGTTCGGATGCACACCCGACTCTCTGAGCGCGAACCAGCAGGTCATCCTCATTGGTGACCCGGTCGCTCAGGTGCCTGGAAAAAACGTTAACATCTATCAAACGGTCGGCGGCGTGAACGTCACCCAGATGGGCACGATGGCTGGCGGTCAGTTCATCGATCTCACGGTTGGGATCGACTGGCTCCAGAGCACGATCCAGACGAACATCTACGAGCAGCTTGTTGAGTCGCCGAAGATTCCCTACACGGATTCAGGCACGGCGGTTCTCATCTCCGCTGTCAAAGCCGCGATCGACCTCGGCGTCACGAACGGATTGATCGATGGCGCTTCGCCGATCTCGATCACTGCGCCTCTGGTCCTCTCGGTTCCCCAGAACCAACGGGCCAACCGCGTGGCTCCAACCATTTCGTTCTCTTGTCGCCTCGCTGGAGCATTCAACGCTGTCGTGGTGAACGGAACTGTCACCGTCTAAGGAAAGGGACCCTAAATGGTATTTCAATACGACCCAAAGAACGTTTCAGTGATCGTGGGCGGCTCCATCATCAACGGCTTCTCGGACGGGACGTTTATCAACGTCATCCGAAACGAAGCGGGCTGGATGCTCAAGGTCGGTGTGGACGGAGAGGGAACCCGCGCGAAGAACAACAATCGTTCAGGACGATTTGAGATCGAGTTGATGCAGTCCTCGCCCTCGAACGACGTTCTCTCGAACCTCGCTGCCCTGGACGAAAGCTCTGGCACTGGCGCAGTCCCGGTCCTCATCAAGGACA